GGTGGTGCGGGCGGCCAGTCCGGCGGCAACATGGGCACGTCCGGCAACGGCGGCGGAGGCACGGCGGGCAACGGAGCCGGAAGCGCCGGTCAGACTCCCGCTATCTCGTCGGTCGCGGGTGGAGGCGGTGGAGGCGGCGGAGGCACGAACTCCGGCTCGGGCGGCAACGGCGGCGATGGTCGTGCGCCGGGCGGCGGTGGAGGCGGCGGCGGTGCTGGCTCGACCGGCTCAGGAGGCACGGGCGGCAAGGGCGCTCGCGGTGTCGTGATCGTCACGACCTACGGATAGATGACCGGCACCGGGAAACTCGGCCAGGCGAAGTTCGGGCAGTTCAAGCTGGGAGATTCACAGCTTCAGCAACAGCCGGGCGGCGGCGGGTTCGTGATCGGAGGGGCGCGAGTCGGCGTAGGCAAGCGGATTTTCGACGAGGAATGGAACGAAGACGAGGAAGCGATGTTGCTGTTCGTCCTGACCCAGGTCTAAGATCACGGGCGGTGTTTCCCCTGAAGCCCCCGGCGGAGTGGTTCAACCTCCCGGAGCCTGACGAGCCGACCCCTCTGACGTTCGAGAAGTCGGGCCGTGTCTACGGACACCTCGCGCTCTGGGCGAGTTGCCACGCCGGACTGATGAACGGGGAGTTCGCGGAGTGCATCACGCCGCCCCGCTCGGAAACGCAGTATCGAGCGTTCCACCTGGGCGAGATTGAGGCCGAGGACGGACAGGCGGTGCCGGTCGGAAAGGTCGTGTACGCGACCGGGCACGCCCCGCTGACGGCCGGGCTCGAATCGGCGACGAAGCACTACGACAACACCGGCGCGGTCGGCGCGTTCGTTCGCGCCCGCGACGGCAACCACGGCATCTGGCTCTCCGGCGCTGTCCGCTCCGACCTCAGCGAGGAGGGCTTCCGCGACCTTCGCGCGAATCCGCCTTCTGGCGATTGGCGGATGCTGAACCGGAACCTCGAACTGATTGCGTCCCTCTCGGTTCCCGTGCCCGGCTTCCAGACCCCTCGCTCGCAGATGGCGGTCGCGGCCAGCGCCGGGGTGCCGAGGGTGACGGCCCTGATCCTGACCTCCACGTTCGACGAGGAGAAGGAACCGCTGGCCCTCGCCGCGTCGGCGGGCTACATCGAGGAGAAGCGAGCGATCGCGGCCTCGATCCGGCTGCCTCGTTCGCGGGCGTTCATCCGGGAGCGGGCTCTGACCGCGGCCACGCTGACCTCGAAGCGCCGGACGGCGCTGCCGAACTCGGCCTTCGCCGTCCCGGGCGAGCGGAAGTTCCCGATCATGGACGAATCGCACGCGCGTAACGCGCTTGCCCGCGCGGCGGGCACGAAGTACGAGTCCACTGTCCGGCGAGCCGTGTGTAAGCGGTACCCGGACATGGGCGAATGCGGCAACTGATCCACGCCCGCATCCAGCACCACCCCTCACGCTCCAACTTGATCCCCGTTCTGTTGGAGCGTCTGGCTCCGATCCCAACGGAAGTTGTCGAGCACTCGTCTGATCCGCCCTCGCCGTGGGCCGGGTATCGGCGCTGCATGGAAGACCTGCCGAAGTGCTCGCACCTGCTGATCATTCAGGACGACGTGACGATCAGCCCGGGGATGCCGGACGCGCTCGGCGCGATCGCCCGCGATGTGCCCGTCTGTCTCTACATCGCGCGCTTCCCACGGGACACGTCGCCGAGGGTCGTGGCCGCGATGAACATGGGTCGTCGGTACGTCCGGCTCTCCCAGCGCTCGTTCATGCCGATCGTCGCGGTGCTCTGGCCGATCCCGAAGCTGATCGAGTTCCGCGAGTGGGCTGAGGAGAACCCGCATCTGCCCGGCCAGCGCGAGCCTCGCTCCGACGACGCGATGGCTGGGCGCTGGAAGATGATCACCCGCCAGGAGGTGCTCGCGACGGTGCCGAGTCTGGTCGAGCATCCCGACCAGGAGCCCTCGACGATCGGCCGCTCCGCGATGTGGGGCAAGGACAAGGGCCGCTGCGCCCAGTTCTTCGCCGACGACGCGCTGGAGTACGACTGGTCGATGCCGTAGACTCCGCGGCGACTAACGGCAATCGCCTGGCCCTGCTCGGGGCCTTCCTCTGGACGACACTGAGAGCCCTTCTGCGCACGGGGGGGCTCTCAGTCTTGTAAGCTCCGCGGGCTGGATCATGTAAGGCCGCCCACTGTCAGGGCAACGGCCCCGAGTGACGTCGGGGGTAGTCGAGCCCGGTAGGAAGTAGACCGACCGCGCGGAGGTCGAAACCGAGGGGTAAGGGATGGGTCCAGGCGAGCCTTTCGAGGTTCGCGGCCGGTGGTTTGAGAGCCCTCTACGGAGGGCTCTCGGCCGTTATGCCCTTGTTGTCGTCCGTCCAATGTGCTCTACTTCGGCGCGACGACGGCAGCAAACAGCGAAGGCAGCGCCGTCGAGGCCGATCCGTAGGGTGAAGCCGCGTTATGTAACGCGACTCAGAAAGGACACCCGATGGACGGGCTTTTCCCCGATCTACCCAAAGACCTGTCGAAGCTCAGTGACGACGAACTCGTCGCGCTGCTTGCCGAGCACACGCAGGCCGCGGAGTTGATCGAGAAGGACGACCCCGAGTTCCTGGAGGGGATGGCGGCCGACGTCATCCTGGAGCAGTTCAAGGCCGGGGCACTTCAGATCATGGCTCTCCGCGAGGAGCTTCAGAACCGTGAGCAGGCCGTCACGGACTACAAGAACTCGATCGCCGAGGTCGCTGCCTCGGTGAAAGAGGAGCCCGTTGCCGAGGCCGAGGAGGAGACTCCGGCCGAGGACGACGAGACTCCCGAGGAAGACGAGACTCCGGCCGAGGAGGAGGCTCCCGCCGAGGAGCCCGAGGCCGAGGTCGAGACTCCCGTCGAGGAGCGCGAGCCCGCGCTGGTCGCAGATGCGGCCACCGAGGAGACGGTCGAGGACAAGCCTGCACCGCGGCTTCGTCGTCTGCCGACCCCGAGCCGTGAGCGGATCGTCGTGAACGAGTCGGATCAGGAGGCCCTGGCCTTCATCGCGTCCGGCTACGTCGCGAACCAGCCGCCCGGCTCCAAGCTCCGCACCCGGCGTGAACTCGCCGAGGCGGTCAACGCGGTCGCGAAGTCGCTGGGCCGCCCCGCGAAGCGGGCCGATGGTCGTGAGGAGCGGTACCTGGTTGCCGCCCTGAACTACCTCGACAGCTTCCCGGAGGAGCGGCGGCTGGACGGCGACCTCGACGGCAACACGAAGAAGATCGCGGCGATCGGCTCGCCGTATCTGGGCCAGCCCGCCCTCCAGGCGCTCGTCGCCTCGGGAGGCTTCTGTGCCCCGCTCCAGCCGCTCTACACCATGCCGCAACTCGCAACGAACGCCCGGCCGGTGCGCGATGCACTGCCGAGCTTCCGCGCGGAGCGCGGCGGGATCAACGTCCCGGCCCCGACCACGGTGTCGGACGCCGCGGGCGCGATCACGGTGATCACGGCGGACGACGACGAACTCGGAGGCACCTTCGCCACGAAGGCTTGTCTCGACCTCGACTGCCCGCAATACACCGAGACGGCGGTCACGATCATCTCCCACTGCCGCGAGTTCGGGAACCTGAACGCGATGGCGTGGCCGGAGAAGATCGCCCACGAGAACGAAATCACGATGGCCGAGCACGCACGGGTCGCGGAGAGCTACCTGCTCTCCCGGATCAAGGCCCAGTCGGTCGCCGTGACCTCGGGTGCCGAAACGCTCGGCGCACTGATCTACCTCGTGGACGCGATCGAGAAGGCCGAGTGGGGGATTCGCTCCCGGCTCCGCCTCCCGTCCGAGGCTCGCTTCCAGCTTCTCGCCCCGCGCGTGCTGCTGGACATCCTCGAACTGGACACGATCCAGACGCAGTACGACCGCTACCGCTCTCGGGCGGAAATCGAGGCGTACCTGCGCGGCATCGGCGTCGATGTGACGTGGTACATCGACACGGCATCGCCGAGGCCGGGTGTGTCGGACGGGACGTCGATGATCGCGGACGAGGCACAGACCGCGGCCGCGCTCGACAGCTTCCCGGACACGATCGAGATGGCGTTCTTCCCGCAGGGCACGTTCCTCCACCTGGA